GTCTTATTTTTATGGGGGTGATTTACAGCCCCCTGGGGGTTGCAGGAGCATTGGCCCTGCAGCACGTTTTTTGCCGGATTTTGAGAAAAATCACCAGATGACATCGTAGAGGTCGCCTATGGCCGATCAGGGCATACCGTTTACCGTGATCACGGGGAAAGGGGAAGCCATGCCCTCCGGCTCGGTGGCGTCGCCGTCTCCGCCGCCGCTGATCGAACTGTCGACCAGCGAGCGCCGGATTTGGAAGTACATCTGCGACAGCCTCACCGCCTCGAATCTGGAGCACATCACCGCCGGCCTGCCGATCGCCGTCATCGTCCGCACCTATACGGCGTGGATCGATGCGATGAAGGAATGCGACGTAAGGGGGCGTTACCAGGTCAGCGGAAACGGCTGGTCGAGCGAATCCCCCTGGGCGGCCGATGAGAGGCGCCTGAAATCGGAGCTGGGACAATGGTTGCCGAAAGCCTGCCTGACCATTCCGTCGCTGACCCGAGTTCGCAAAGACATGGGCATCGTCAGCGGCCAGGACGACCTGTTTGCCGACCTAGTCAATCACGCCAGCGACAGGCCAAGCGCGCACAGCGGCTGATACCGCCGGTCGAAACCTGGCAGGAGTGGGACAGCGCCTACGGCATCCCGGTTCTGCGCGGCGAAGTCGTCGTCGGCAAATATGTCCGACTGGCCGTCGAGCGCCACTATCGCGACCTGCTGGACGGCAGCAAGCGCGGGCTGCAGTTCAGCATCGATCACGCCTGGCACATCATTCGCTACATCGAGCGCTACTTCGTCCACATCAAGGGCGGGCTGGCCGGCCAGCCGATCCACCTCGATCCGTGGCAAAAGTTCTTCACCGCCGTCCTCTACGGCTGGCGGCGGATCGATGGTCGCCGCCGCTTCACCCGTGCCTACGAAGAGGTCGCGCGCAAGAACGGAAAAAGCACCTGGAAGGGCCCGCAGGGCGCCTACCTCTTCATGATGGACGGCGAAGCTGGCGCCGAAGTCTATGCCGTCGCCACCACCCGCGAACAAGCGATGACCGTCTTCAAGCCGGCCTTCGAAAACTTCAAGCGCTGGTCGAAAAAAAGCGCCGGCATGGCCCGCAGCTTCCGCATCTTCGAAGGCCTCAACCAGGAGCGCATCGAAAGCGGCGCCTCGGTCTTCAAGCCCATCGCCTCGAACGCCGACGCCCAGGACGGCTTCAATCCGTCCGCTGTCCTCTTCGACGAGCTGCACGCCCAGAAGTCCCGCGAGCAATGGGACGTCCTCGAATCCGGCTTTGGCGCCCGGCAGCAGCCGCTGCTCTCGGCCATCACCACCGCCGGCTTCATCCAGGACGGCATCTGCACCGAGATCCGCGGCTACCTGATCAGCGTCCTCGATGGCGTGCGGCAAGACGACGACGTCTTCGGCTACATCTACACCATCGACGAAGGCGACGACCCCTTCGCCGAAAAGAACTGGATCAAGTCCAACCCCAGCCTGGGCAGCGCCAAGACCATCGACTACATGCGCGGCATGGCCAGGAAGGCCAAGGCCCTGCCCAGCGCCCTGGCCAACTTCAAGACCAAGGATCTGAACGTCTGGTGCAATGACGCCGAAGGCTGGCTCGACCTCGCCGTCTGGGACAAGGGTGCGAAAAAGTTCTGCAAGGAACTCCTTGCTGGCCGTGAATGCTACGGCGGGCTCGACCTCGCCAGCACCCGCGACCTGACTGCCTTCACCCTGGTCTTCCCGCCGGGCGAAGCCGGCGGCGACTGGTACGTCCTGGTCTGGGTCTGGTGCCCCGAAGTCAAGATCGAAGAACAAGCCGACGACGCCGCGCCCTACGCCCGCTGGCGCGCCGAAGGTTGGATTTCAGCAACGCCCGGCAACGTCACCGACTACCAGCCGGTGCGCGAAGCCATCGTGAGCGCCTGCGCCACCTACGACGTCCGCGAGATCGGCTTCGACCGCTGGAACGCCCAGCAGCTGAGCAACGAGCTGCTCGACGCCGGCGTGCCACTGGTCGAAGTTCCGCAGAACACCGGCGGCATGTACCCCGGTAGCCGCAAACTCGAAGAACTGATCTACGCCAAGCGCCTCCGGCACGGCGGAAACCCCGTGCTGCGCTGGGCCGCCGGCAATGTCTCGCTGCTCTACGACAGCAACGACAACTTCCGGCCGGACAAAAAACGCAGCAAGCCGAAAGGCCGCATCGACCCGGTCGTCGCCACCGTCATGGCGCTCAGCCGGGCCGTCACCTACGTCGAAGACGCCCCGTTGGACGACTTCCTAAGCCAACCCGTATCGGGATAAGAATGAACCGAATCCTCTCGTCACTCCTCGGCTGGTTCGGCTGGGGCGGCGCGCTTGGCCATCGATCGGGCAAACAGGGCAGCGGCCCAAACGGATCGCTGGTCGACGGCGCCTCGGCGCTGGCCCCCGACAAAGCCCTGCAGATCTCCGCCGTCTGGGCCTGCGTCGAGCTGCTGGCCGGCATCATCAGCACCCTGCCGCTCTTCGTCTACGCCAGCCAGAACGGCCTGCGCCAGCTGGCCCGTAACGAAAGCCTGTGGTCGCTGCTCCACGACGCCCCGAACAACCGCATGACCAGCGCAGAATTCTGGTCAGCCCTGCTCATCAACCTGATCCTGCGCGGCAACGCCTACGCCCGCATCGAGCGCCGCCCTGACGGCAGCGCCGTTGCCCTGTGGCCCATGCCATCCGACCAGGTCGAAGTTCAGGTGCTCGCCGACGGCACCATCATCTACGCCTACCGAATCGACGACAACGTCGCCGTCTACGACGCCAGCAACGTCCTCCACATCAAGGGCATGGGCAACGGCATCCTCGGTTTCTCGCGCCTCGACTACATGCGCTGCACGACCAGCGAGGCCAGCAACGCCCAGGGCGCGGCGAGCAAGCTCTTCGCCAACGGCGGCAAGCCGACCGGCCTACTGATGATCGACAACGTCCTCAAGCCAGACCAGCGCAAGGCCATCAAGGAAAACTTCATCCAGATGGCCGAGGGCGGCACCAGTCGGCTGTTCGTCCTCGAAGCCAACATGAAATACCAGCAGGTCAACCTCACCCCGGCCGACCAGCAACTGCTCGAAACCCGTCGTTTCACCGTCGAAGAAATCTGCCGCTGGTTCGGCGTCCCACCCGTCCTCGTCGCCCACAGCAACGTCACCACCTGGGGCTCCGGCGTCGAGCAGATCGTCGAAGGCTTCTACAAGCTGACCATCCGCCCGGCCCTGGTCAACATCGAACAAGCCATCACCCGGCGCGTCCTGACCGCCGCCCAGCGCAGCCGCCTGACCATCGAATTCAACCTCGACGCCCTGCTCAGGGCCAGCCTCAAGGATCGCGCCGAAATCTACGCCAAGCTGACCCAGAACGGCATCAAGACCCGCAACGAATGTCGCCAGCTTGAAAACGACCCGCCCATTCCAGGCGGCGACGTTCTGACCGCCCAGACCAACCTCGCGCCGCTGCACCTGCTCGGCAAACTCAGCAAACCAGGAGTCGGCAATGCTGCTCAAGAAACTGCTCCAGCTCAGTAACTGCGACATCAAGCTCGACGGCGACACCGGAAAATTCTCCGGCTACGCCAGCGTCTTCGGCGGCGTCGACAGCTACGGCGACACCATCATCAAGGGCGCCTTTGAATCCACCCTGCGCAACAACGGCAAGCCCAAAATGTTCTACGGGCACGTCTGGGACATGCCGGTGGGCAAATGGACTGTCGCCAGGGAAGACGACCACGGCCTCTACGTCGAAGGCGAACTCACGCCCGGCTTGAGCAAGTCCGCCGACGTCCATGCCGCCCTCCGGCACGGCACGCTCGACGGGCTCTCTATCGGCGGCTTCCTGAAAAAGGGCGACTGGGAAGACAGCGCCGACGGCGGCCGCATCATCCGCAAATGGTCGAAGCTCGTCGAAGTCTCGCCGGTGGTCTTCCCGGCCGATGGCGCCGCCCGCATCGACCTCTCCAGCGTCAAGGCCGACGACCTCGCCGGCGCCATCGACGACATTGAAACCATCCGCGATTTCGAGCGCTTCCTGCGGGATGCAGGCGGTCTCTCCAAAGGGCTGGCCGAAGCGCTGGTCAGCCGCGCCAAGCGCATCTTCGTCCCGGGGGAGCCGGGTCAGGAGGCACGCGAAGCGAAAGCCGCGCAGGAACTCGCCGACCAGCTGTCCCGCTTTCGCTGGCCGGCCGCCATCGGAAAATAAACCTCACCAGGAGCATCACATGGAACTCGACCACATCAGCAAGCAGATCGACGGCATCGAAAAGAACCTCGCTGCCTTTTCCGCCAAGGCCGACGAAGAAATCAAGGCAACCAGCAAAATCTCGGCTGACACCAAGGCCGCCCTCGACGGCCTGGGCGCCCAGCAACGCGAGCTGGCCGACCGCCTGCTCACCATCGAGCAGCGCGGCAGCCAGCAGCAGGAAGGCGCCAGCAAGGCCGAAGGCTGGGGCCAGCAATTCACCAAGTCCGACAGCTACAAGTCCTTCATCGGCGGCTCGGCGCAGAAGGCCAGCCTCGAGGTCAAGAACACCGTCGTCACCAGCGACACCACCGTCGCGCCCGACCGCAAGCCCGGCGTCGTCGGTGGCGCCTTCCGCATGTTCACCATCGAAGACCTGCTCAACTCGGCGCCGACCAGCTCCAACGCCATCGAATACACCCGCGAGAACGTCTTCACCAACGCCGCCGCGGAAACCGCCGAAGGCGCTGCGCTGCCCGAGTCGAGCATCACTTTCACCCTCGACAATGTGCCGGTCCAGTCCGTCGGTCACTGGATCAAGCTCTCCCGCCAGCTGATCAACGACGCCGCCGCGCTGGCCGCCTACATCAACACCCGCCTGCGCTATGGCGTCGACCTGCGCGTCGAAAACCAGCTGGTCAACGGCAACGGCACCAGCCCCAACCTCTCCGGCCTGTTCAAGGCCGGCAACTTCACCGCCCACGGCTACACCGCCGCCGCCCTGACCGGCGCCGGCCTGTCGGCCACCAACCGCTTCGACCTGATCGGCAAGATGCTCGGCGACTGCCAGATGGCCGACTACCCGGCCGACGGCATCCTGCTCAACCCGGCCGACTGGTGGACCATGCGCCTGACCAAGGACACCACCGGCCGCTACCTGCTCGGCGACCCGGGCGACAGCGCGCCGCCCATGCTCTTCGGCACGCCCGTCGTCGCCTGCTCGGCCGTCGCCGCCGACATGGTCATGGTCGGCGCCTTCGGCATGGCCGCCACCAAGCACGATCGCGAAGGCGTCACCGTCGACATGTCCGAGTCGGACAGCGACAACTTCACCAAGCAGCTCGTCACCGTCCGCGCCACCCGCCGCCTGGCCCTCGCCGTCGAGCGCCCGGCCTCCCTGCGCGCCGGCGACCTGACGCCGGCCTAAGCGCCGCCACCCGGCCCGCCGCCAGCACGGGGCGGGTCCCAAGGACAAAAACGCGATGCCCGATCAAGTCGAAATCATAATCACCGCCCTCGTCATCACGGCCCAGTACGGCACTCTGTCGTCCGGCACGATCCTGCGCACCAATACGGCCTTCGCCAGGCACCTGATCGAAGACTGCCGCGCCGCCGAATACCTCGACAAGGCCAGGCCGACCGACGAAATCGCCGTGGCCAAGGCCGACATCGCCAAGCCGGAAAAGCCGCGCGTCCGCAAAGCCAAGGCCGCCACCCAGCCCGAATAAGGAAAACACCATGATCCGCATGCTAATTGCCGCCTTCGCTCTTGTTGCGTCGGCTATCATCGCGCCTGCAGCCCACGCCGACGCCCTCACCAACTACGCCGAAAACAAAGCCGTCGACGCCATGCTCCGCGGCCAGTCGCTGGGCGCCCCGGCCACCATGTACATCGGCCTGACCACCGATGCCTGCTCCGATGTCGGCAACGGCACCGAGCCGTCGGGCGGCGCCTATGCCCGCGTCGCCGTCACCAGTTCGCTGGCCAACTGGGCCGGCACCCAGTCGGCCGGCACCACCACAGCCAGTTCCGGGACGAACGGCACCACGAGCAATAATTCGGCCATCGTCTTCCCGGCCAGTACGGCATCCTGGGGGACCGTCCAGGCCGTCCGCTGGTACGACGCCAGTACGGCGGGCAACGCATGGATCTGCATCAACCTGGCCAGTTCGCTCAACGTCTCCGGCGCCGGATTCACCGTGCAATTCACTGCCGGCCAACTGCAGTTCCAGATCGACAACTGAGAGGTGGAATAATGGCAACGGGCGACATCAAATGGTTTGCACAAGGCCTTCACGACCTCGGCA